GGGCTATTACACAAAGTGTCTGCCGGATTGCAACGGCGAGAATGACAAGGCATCAAAAGATTTTAGTCATCCTCTTGGGGAAACACAGGTAGCTATTTACACAAACACTATTTTGCTTTCTCTATTTTTACACAGTAATCGCACTCCGTCACCCCTTACCGTCCCATCCAAACGACACCCCCACCGTATGTGGCGGCCAGCGTAAGGCAGTTAGGGCTACAAGTACAATTTGTGACAACAGTATAGTCACTGCTGAGACGCCGGTTACGATCCGGTCAACGTGAACGAGTTAATAGGTTGGAATAGCAACCATATTGACATTAAGTGTGTCATAGGCTTGCTTATCAACCTGAGCAATAACTATCTTAGAAACATTTATCGTATTATATGCCACCGATGAAGTTATTTTTACTTCACCCTCATGACTAGTCATGTGCACGCTTCCAAGAGCGTGTGGGTGTACGGAAGCAGCAGAGGTGTAGACATAATATCCTTCCCCATCCCCTGATCTAATCCCAAAACCGAACGTATGCGTCGTGGGATCGTTCCCGCTGACAAAGACAACATAATACCCTGTAGGCACGGTGAAAAATTGCTCAGTGGAAGTATTATGAATTGACCACCTAACAAAAGAGTGAGAGGTATGGTCAGTGCACTCATCAGGGTACTGAGAGGCAGTCTCCATACAGTACACATCACTGGTTTTGGGTTGAGGTTCAGATAGTTCGACAGAGTATGAAACAATCAAATCGCCTAATACGCTATCAGGTGTAGCCAAGTCATTCATAACCAGTATTTGGCCCATGTCAATAAGCCGCGTGTTTTCCTCAACGCTTTGATCAGTAAACTTAAACCCACCCTTACAAGGTATGTTCAAGACTAAGTTGTCCCACGGGGCGGCTTCCGTATGTGCTGTCAACGTGAAGAACTCCACCCTATTGGAGGGGGGTTCATCAGCGGGGTCAAAATCAACCCCCAATCCCACTTTCCCGGGCATGCTGGTGGCTTGACCGGAAACAAAAGCAACTCCCAGGTTCAAAAATTTATACTTCTCAAAGTTCTTAGCAATGGATGACAACCAGGGAAAAGTAAAAGTGTCACCTGCATTAATTCTAAATGAGTTAACGGAATAAGTGCCTGCACCATTGGAGACAACATGCCCAATCATCTCTGAGTGAGTAATCACAATGTTACCCTGCCTCGTAGACATCCTGGGCGCATTCCTGCGCACTATTTTCGTTGACCTACTCACGGGTGCAGACTTGCGTGACACTATTGCCCCGCCCCTTGCGGCTGATGATTTCCCACGAGCCATAGATGTTACTGCGTAGTTGGCAGACGTGTACTTGGCAGATGGCGCTTTCGACACAACTGATAGTTTGTCGTTGATTTTTGTTATTTCAGTGGATTTAAAGAGCCCTCCGAGTCCCTTTTGCTTTAGCTTATCCCAAAGATCCTTAGCGTATTTGGTGAGGTGTTCCTTGGTTAGGTCAATACCCTTGGATAATTGCTTTTGTGCGTACTTCTGCAAGAGTTGTACTAATATAGATTGTAACGGGCCTGACCCAAAAAGTCCCGAAACTACTGTGTTAGATAATACTACAGCAGTATTAGTGTACGGGGTCTTGTTGTTACGCAAAGCTAATGTATCAACTGGTTCCTCAACTATATAATCAGCAAGTACCCGAGAGTCCTCTGATTTCTTCTTAGGTTGTTTCTTTAGTTTCGGCTTATTCTTCCACTGTTGCAATTTAGCCAGCTCGTCAGCAGCTTCCTTGTGTATCTTTTCCCTGTAAGCTGCGTCGTCTTTCTCTATTTGCTCTAGCGCCTTGCGATATTGTTCTTCTCCTGCTGCAAACTTCTTGTATGATTCCGCTGAAACCTTCTTGTACCTATTTTCTTCTGCTGCCTGAGCACCAGAGGTGGCGTAATCACTTGGCTGGTGAAACTTGATAGGTTTCCTTCCCTTCCTCCACTTTTCAATGTCAACTGTGCTGATGTTCTGGAGCCCTTTGTAAAGATCTGTTTTCTTTGCTAACTCGCCTGCGAGATAACCAGTTCCAGCAACAACCCCCAAAGCTCCCAAGAGTCCAGCAGCGGGTAGGAGGTAGGGATTAGCACCTGTTACTTCGGTTACGCCAAGTGTGATTTCTTCAGCTTCTAGCGGTATATCAATCAAGGCGTCTGTTTCCAATGCTTCTAAAAATGCCGTATTTTAGTGTTCGTTTATATTATGGGATCCCGCATAATAACGGGACTGTTCATTTGAATTCCAGTGGTGAGCCGAGCAGTCTCTTAACCATGATATTGGCTCATCAAATTGATTTTAGCTCATTAATTCAAACCCCATATCTACCTACTCTACACTAAGTTAGTCACAAACTTAGCAATCTTCAACCTCGGTGAAAACGGTCCTAGGCGACCAGTTCTCACCAAAACCACGGATTGTCATTTCATCGTAGTATTTCTCTAAAGCAACTTGGCAGTCCGGAGTGAAACCCCAGGATTCCCAGAAGCTAGCGCGGCATTCAGGTGTTATAGGTCGGGCTTTCTCAAGGCCCTTCATTCCCATTTCACGCATGAACCAAGGCAAGAACTCACTCGTTTCAAGAGTGATTTCCTTCAAATTGTTCTTACCCCTAGCTTTGCTTTTATACGATGTTATGCCATTCCGGACACACATCTGGTAAAATGATTGGAAAACTGGCATCCCGCCGGCGATGGCGAGACCACCAGTACCAATAGCATTCAACCACAAACGGAAGAAGTTCCCATTGACATTGGACTTAAGAAGGACAGCATCCTTAGCAATGGAACTGACGGGATTGCGGCACATGGCCCAACTATCCCCAACAAACACAGGTTTACACTGGCAAAATTCAATTCGACCAAATTCATATACCGGTTCTTCAATGGCCATGTTGAATCCCATATCCCAGAACCAATCAAACAAGCCTGTAGAAAACTTGTTTAAATCGGACTGATCAATGAAAACAACACAATCATCACCGTTGTTAGCAAGCTGGCCAACAACGCCCTTCTCCAAAAGATAAGAATGTATCATGGAGCACATAAGGACGCAGTTTCCTAGAGACGTGTTCATATCACCAGACATACGAGTGCCTGTAGTAGTATACTTAAGAACACCATCCTCTGCATAACCGGTACATTTGTTTTCCAGTTGCAATCTGAGCAACTGGGACAGCCTCTCTCTGTGTTTCTTCTGTTTGAAACAGCTAAGATAAACTGAATGCTCGAACTGCAAGGCGGGCACAGACACATGCTGATCAAATCGGCTAGCATCCAACCCTATAGCAACGGGATTTGGGAACATCTCCCACTTCTCGCGCAATACCTTTGCTACAGTACGCACATCCATGCCTTTCATAACCGTTCGATGTCCGAAAACCTTCCCAAGCGATTTGAAGATTCGTTCTTCGAGGGGCTTGAGATACCTACCAAGTCTAATATTAAATCTTGGATTCCGGGGTGAAATCACCCTAGGTACAGGGTCGGTTTTCGATGTCCAATCAGTCTTCTCATGTTTGATAAAAACTTTTACCTCTGCATCTTCAACAGGGCTGTGGTTCCCCAACCTCAACTCTGCCAAAGCATTCTCATACACCATCCTCTTGCGGCCCTTGTACGAATCAACAAACTGTTGATGTGTTAGCGGGGCGGTCGAGGGAAGATAATTTCTGAGAAGCCGGAAAGTAGCATCCAATTTTCCGAAAGCATTAGTAACAGGGAGTGGTGGGCGAGTGAATTCCACGTCTAAGCCAGTTTTATGCTGGACATTTTTGACGAAGAACACTCTCTCCTTAACCGCTCTCTCGAGAGTACTGATCTTGTGATTGAAGGGAGTTATTTCGATGTTTGGTGCAACACCGGACACACGCACGAACTTCCTAGTTTTGGTTACTCCCAATCGTCGCTTCACACGCAATCCGGGCAACTGTGGGGTGCGACTAACCCCACAGCCTCGCCCGATG